TCACCGCTCCCCCTCCTTCCGGTACTTCCGGGCGTCCTCTTCCTCCAAGACAGGCAGGCAGATCCGCACCACCGTCCCGTTATCCGGCTCGCTGCGGATGGTCAGGCCATAAGCGTTGCCAAAGGTCAGCTGGATCCGCTGGTGAACATTGCGGAAGCCGATACCGGAGCCCTTTGCCTTCGGGACACTCACATCCCTGGTGGGCTTCAAAAGCTGCTCCACGATTTCCTCCGACATACCCGGCCCGTTGTCCTCCACCTCGATGACCACCGTTTCTCCCTCGCGGAAGGCCCGGATGTGGATCTCGCCGTCACCGTCGGCATACTCCATACCGTGATAGATGGCGTTTTCCAAAATCGGCTGGATGATGAGCTTGATGGTATACAGCTTCTCCACCCCCGGCTCCACGGAAATGTCGGCAGAGAACTTATTCTTATAGCGCATTTTCTGGATGGTCAGATAGTTCCGGGCATGCTCGATCTCGTCCCCGATGGGAATGATGTTGCTGCCCTTGCTGAGAGAGATCCGGAAAAACCGGGCCAGCGCCGTCAGCATGACCACAGCCTCCTGTGTCCGGCCGTTCTCCGTCATCCACACCACGCTGTCCAGGGTGTTGTACAGGAAGTGCGGATTGATCTGGGATTGCAGCACGTCCAGCTCGCTGCGGCGCTTTTCCTCCTCCTGATGGAGAACATCCTCCATCAGGTGCCGCATGGTGGAGATCATGGATTGCACGGAATGGCTCAGATGCTCCACCTCATAGGGGCCGTCCACATTGAAGTCAACGGACTCCACGCCCTTTTCCAGCTCTCTCACCGCATGATCCAGCTTTTTCATAGGTGCGGTGATCCACTCCGAAAGCCGCAGGTTCACGAATACCAGCAAAAAGATGGAGAAGGACACTATAAACAGGGCAAACAGCAAAAGCTGACTGTAATTGTCCCGCAGCGTCTCCGCCGGCACCACGCCCACCAGCTTCCAGCCGGTGTAGCCCACCGTTTTCACCGTCACCTGCCGGCGCTGGGACTGAAAGATCTCCGTATGCGTCCCGTCGGAATACCCGGCGGCCGTCAGGTTGTTTTCCTCCTGCAAGCCCGCATAGAGAAGCTGCTGACGGGGGTGGTAGATGATCTCTCCGTTTCCGTCGATCAGGTAGAGATAACCCTGCCCGTCGAAAAAGGATACATCCTTGCAGATCTGCTCAATGCCGCTGAAGTTCATATCCACCAGCAGCACGCCGCTTTGGATCACGCCGCCCCGGGTCAACTCCACATGGCGGCTGAGGGACACCACCCAATGATACCGCGCGTCGGGATCCTCAAACAGGTGCTGCACATGGGGCGTGGAAAAATGCAGGTTTTCAATGCGCTCCATGGCGGCGGTGAACCACCCCTCACGGCTGGGCGTCACGCTGTTTTTCAATTCTGTCAGGGGCGTGGCGGAGATCAGCTCGCCGTTCCCATCAAACACCGCCAGAGACACCAGTACATCCCGGTCCTTGGCGTACAGCAGCTTCAAAGCGTCGCGCAGCTCCTGCGCCGTGTCACTCTGCTCCAGATCCGCACTCTTGATGACCCGGTAGTACACCGTGTCGGATACCCGCATCATGTTCCGCAGATAGCTGTCCAGATTCCAGTTCACCTGTGCCAGCACACGCTGGCTGCTCTCCGCCGCCATCTCGTTGGCGGAGGAGGAAAAGCGCAGCAGCAGCGCCATCCCCAGAAACAGCATTCCAATCACGGCCACCGCCGTAAAGGCGATGGACAGGATCAACTGAATACTGGCATGGTGATACCGCGCTTTCCACCTTGCTTTAAAGCCGGAAGGTTTCTTATCCACAGGTGGCTCCTCTCTCCGTCCGTCACTTACCCTCGCTGCGGTACTTCGTCGGTGTCACGCCGAAATGCCGCTTGAACACATAGCTGAAATAGTTGGGGTCCTCATAGCCGCACCGCTGGGCAATGAGATACGTTTTCTCCTCTGTGCCGCGGATCGCTTCCGCAGCCGCCTCCATCCGCACCGTGGTAACATAGGCTGTGAAGCTGGTCCCCGTTTCCCGTTTGAACAGCGTGGAAAAATAGGTGGAACTTAAATGCAGATACGCGCACAGCTTTTCCACCGACAGGTCGCTCTCCGCGTAATGCTGCCGGATATACTCCTTGGCCGTTTCCACCGTCTGTCCCGCCGAATCCGTCTGGCGGCGGCGGATCAGCGTCCGCAGCCGCAGATAACGCTCCGCGCACCAGCCCTCCAGTTCCTCCAGACTGGGCAGCGCGGAGTCCTGAATGGGTAAGGAAAAGCCCGTGCCGAAAACCTCCTCCACGCCCACGCCGGAGCGCCGGGTCATTTTCATCAGGTGCGTCACCAGTTCCATAAGGAACAGGTTGTACTGTCCGGCGGAGGGGTTCGCCTCCCGGATCTTGCCCGCCAGGGCCGCCGCCGCGTCCCGGACCTCCTGTTCGCTGCCCAGTCTCACCGCCGCAGTCAGGGTCCGCTCGTCCGCTTCTTCAAAGGTGAGCACCTGACCGCCGTCCGGCTCCAGGTCTCCGATGTAGATGACCTGTCCCCGGCCCACCATGGAACGGTATTCCAGCGCCGTTCTCGCTTCAGCTGCGGACCGCGCCATCCCGGAAAGCTCTTTGCAGGGGGCGCCCACGCCCACCGTCAGCGTCAGGCCCAGATAGGATGCCGCCAATGTACAGACCCGGTCCAGCACGCGGATCAGGTCATAGATGGTAAACGATTCCGTCAGGCTGACGATCACCGCTACCCAGTCGTTATACAGGGTGAGGCGGCACCGATCCGCCGTCAGGGATTCCTCCAGCAGCTTTTGGACGGACAATGTGGACAGGGCGTCTCTCCGGTCGCTGCCGATGTAGGCAAGGCCCACCGCCCATTCCTCGCCCTGAAGGTCGATGTCCAGACGCGCCGCCCGCTCCCGCTCCGTTCCCGGCTCGATGTGCCCGTCCAGCAGATTGGCGTAGAACAACTCCCGCAAAACAGGCAGGTTTTCCGTATAGCGGCTGCGGAGAAGCTCCACGTTCCGCCGTTCCGCCCGCTCCCGGTCCAGCTGGTCCTTCAGCCGCCGCAGCACGGCGGACAGCTCATCGGCGTTGATGGGCTTCAGGATGTACTCCACCACGTTCATCTGGATGGCCTGCTTGGCGTACTCGAACGCATCAAAACCGGAAAAGACCACGAACCGGGCCGCCGGGAGCCGGTCTGTCAAAATGCGGCACAGCTCCAGTCCGTCCATAAACGGCATCTTGATGTCCGTCAGGATCACGTCAGGCCGCAGACTCTCCGCCAGTTCCAAAGCGTCCTGACCGTTGGCGGCCTCCCCCACCAGAGAGAATCCCAGCCCCAGCCAGTCCATTTTCCGGCTGATACCCTCGCGGATATCCTCCTCGTCATCTACCAACAGCACCCGGTACAGTTCCATGGCTCCGACCTTCTTTCTTGTCTACGGCACCTCCGCCGCCCGGTCCTCCGGCTTTGCCGGATGGAAAAGCAGCGATCCGATAGCAGCCTCTTTTGCGGCTATTATACCATAAATATTTCTACTCTGCAACGCTCTGAAACGCCCAAATACTGAACATTTCAGCCCTTTGAAGTTCGGTGAAATCGGGGTTATTAGTAACATAGTAGAAACACGCAAAAAAGGCCCTTCCAGCTTGAACCGGAAGGGCCTTTTCTCATGGTCAGGTTTTGGTGGCGTAGTCAAGGGAAATCCACCCGGCACCGCTTTTCAGTTTGCCCCACTTGGCCGCACCTTTGCCGGTGCTTTCAGCCACGATGGTATAAATACCGGGCTGGATGTAGCCGGTTGCACCGTAGTTTGTGCCGGGGCCTTTACGGATATTCAGGTTGGTGATCTTCACCCGCACAAGGTAAGGGGTCACGGTGGCCCCTGTGGTGCCGCCTGTGGGCTTTTCTGCGGCTGGGGGTGTAACTACTACCCCACCACCATTGGAAGCGCCCTGAAGCCTTCTGTTGACTTCTGCGGCAATCTCCCCGTGTCTGGAATAAAGATATTCCCCCGGACAGGCTTTGTTGGCGAAGTCACGATGAACGGTCATGTTGCATCCGTTCCGATGATTCACACGGTCATTCTTGTTCGTACTCCACACCAACTTCTTGATCCCGTTGCGCTTGCAAATATCCGTTACCAAATCCAACAGGGCCGCATAAGCCTTGGCGGTGACGGCGTAAGGGTGGGTGGTGTCGGAAGCAACTTCAATGGTGATTGCCCGGTTGTCATTGGTGCCGTTGCTGGAACACCAAGAACGATCCTTTTCATCCACGGAAAGGCCAATGGAACCATCCTTACCAACAACATAGTTGGCGGAACATTGCCGGTCTGTGGTGGCGAAATAATCACACCCCTGTTTTGCTGTCCATTGCCCAACGATACAATGAATCGTGATGGTGTCAATGGCATGGTTCCGGGGGCTGGTTTTGTTTTTCGTGATCCGGGTATAGGTTGCAAGGGGGGAATTACTCATTTTCTGTATCTCCTTTCACCTGAAGAATGGCCCTGAACTTGGTGAAGGCTTCTGCGATATACTTACAAGACACCATCAGCACAGCGCCCACAATAACCAAATCAGCAAAAATTTCTGTGTATTCTTCCGGGATTGCCCACCCAAGCTGATCCGCATAAATCGGAAGGGTGGTGATTGCTACACAAAGCAAGGTCAGGCCCACAACGAAGGTGGCAACCTTCAGCCCGGAATTGATCATTTTCTGTCTGTCGAAGGGCTGAAGCAAAACCTTGATGTTGTAGTAAAGGGAAAAAGCAACATTGGACAGGTACGCACACAGGAAGATCAGCATGGCCCACCCAATATTGATCAGATTGTTCAAAACAGCGTTCAGCATGGTTTCAAATCTCCATTGCATCGTTATAGATTTCCGGGCCATACAACTTCCGAAGTTTGATCCGGTTTTCGGCTTTGGCTTTGGAATAGTAAAACCCGGTTGCGGTTGCCAATTCAGCAAATATGGCGGGGATCAAATAGGCCAGCGGTTCAAGGTTTTCAGTTTTCCAAACCATGATAAGGGTGAAGGCCGTAACCCCAACGGTTACGGCCCCCACCACATACAGGATCAGCTTGGAAAACTCACGCTTTGGCTTTTTGGTTCGTCTGCTCATTCTTCCGGGGGATCGGTGGACAACTCCAAGAATTTTCTGTGAAGATCGTCCATCACCCCATTCACCCCCAAAGAATGATACTGCTTCCAGCAATTTTCAAAATTATCCCGTGCATAGATTGGGGCATAGCCTTTTTCGGAATACTTATTGAAATCGCTGATCATCTGCGCCCGAAGAAGGGCCTGAATACCGGCCTTCAAAGCCTTGGAATCCTCGGTGTTATGCTTGATTTGGCTCCACAGGTATTTGAATACTGCCAAAATCAAGGCGGGAACACCAATCAAGCACAACACCTGATAAATCGTCATGGCTTTTCCCTCCTATCAGGCCTCGATCAGGGCGGCAATATAGCGCAAATCCTCAACAGGGCCGTTGTAGAAGTCATGATTCCAAATCCAATGATCTTCCTGTTCCGGGCGCTTGTACTTTTGGCAACGGGGATCATCCCAAATTTTTCCCCACCGGGCGTTGTGTCCGGGGGTCTGCTTCATCAGCGTTGCGGTGATCCGGTTCAGAAGTTCGCCCCTTTCCTTGCCCATGCCATCATCATTTTGGGTAAAGAAGTCATAGGCGTTTTGGCTGGTTACGGAACACACCGGAAGATCATTCAGAATCAAAAAACCACCCTGACAATTCAGGATGGTTCCATACCGAATGTTCACTTGTCCGCAAATTGCTTTGAATTTGGCCCGCTTTCGACACACATAGATTTTGTACTCCATTAAGCCGATTCCTCCCAACCATATACACCGGGTTCCCACACATTGGCATCCGCTGTGGAAACCCAATGTTTACTGTTATGGCTCACCTTTGCCCCCTTGGAATAAGCGTCATGCGCTCCCACCGGTTGGCTCCATTTGGGCCATTCTTCAGCGGGATCACTCGTTTTGCTCCACAGGCTGGAAGCCGTGTCCGGTGTCCAATCCGCTTGGGAAGTGTGGGCCTGAACACACTTGTAAAGGGTGCCTTGGTAGCGGCGAATCTGCCCTACCGTGTAGGCCACAGGGAAAGCCCATTCAGCGAACAGATCAGCGTGTTCAGCCGCCGTGGTGGGGTCAATGCTCCCGGCTTCCGCCAAGGTGACAAAGACGATTCCACCGGCTTCTGTGGCTTTGGTGATCTCGGTTCCTGCGTCCGTTTCCTCCAAACTCACCGTTTCCAGTTCGTCCATAGCGGCACGGCCCAACAAATGGTAAGCCACACCCTCAAAAACAATGCCCGAAGCGTCATGCTCCGGGCAAAGGATGTAACAACCATTTTCGGCTTTTTTGATGTAGTTCAGGTTCTCGGTCAGGCCGATACCGGCCCCGGCTTTGATGATTCTAAACATTGTCCACCTCCGAAAAAGATTGCATGGTAAAGCCGCCGCAACCGCAACAACCGGCCATGATCGTTGAAGTTCCGGTAATAGGCGCTTTGGCATTCCATGTATTGTTCTATGTCAAAGAAGGATCGTTTTCCCTCTTTGAACTCCCTGTGAAACAGCTTCAGTTTTCGCCTTGCCCGTTTCACTCCATCCCGGCTTCCATTCACCTTGATCTTGCCGGTTTCGGTAAGTGTGAACCGGGCTTTGCAGAACCGGAACGGCTTTGTAAGCGGGATCACCTTACACTTGCGCTTGTTCACTCGGATTCCAGCGGCTTCAAAACGCCTTACAATTTCATGGCCCATCAGCTTTGCTTCATCCACCGTGGGAAAGAAAGCATAGTAATCATCCATGTAATGACCGGCGCAATGAACACGGGCCTGACACTTGATCCATTGGTCAATTTTGCTTGGTAACGCCACCATTTCCTGTTGGGAAGGCTCCACGCCCAAAGGCATCCCCCGGCCCGGTGTCGGGCATGGGGAATATTGAATCACAGTATCAGCCAAGTTTTGAAGTTCAGGATTCAAAATCAATTCCCGGTGCCGCTGATATAACAGGGCATGGGAAGCATTTGGAAAGAACCCTTTCAAATCCAACAGCAACACAGCACCTTCCCGGCCATATCGCCGGTAATGCCATCCAAGCTGTTGTTTGATCCGTTTGAACTGCCAATGAAGGCCCTTTCCCTTTTGGCTTGCCCCGTTGTCATAGATCATGGAAGGTGAATACAACGGGATCAGGACTTCATTGCACAGGGTTTTGTGGATTTGTCGATCCGTAATGTGCGGGGCATCTATCGGGCGGATTTTTCCCCGTTCCCGAAGGGTGAAATGGGAACAGGATTTGGGCTTCCAAGTCTGTTCCAACACCGTTCGCCGCCGTGTTGCCGTACCGGAAAACAGGTGGCCTTCAAAGTTTTGAACACTTTGCTTCCATCGCACCCCGTTACAGCACTTTTTCCCATAGAAGAACATCTTCCGATAGGAAAATATTTTATTCGTTGGCCCAAGGCTATCACACCGGGCCTGTTTTCGTTCCAACCGCTTTGCTTTGCGGCGCTGGAACCTTGCTTCATGCCGTTCTTGGCTTGTCATAATAAAAGTATTCGCCCCTTGTACAAATGTGTTGTAGGGTGCCGTCTAAAATGCTTTGCTCTTACACATGAAATGGGTTAAGGCACAATCGCCCACCATGCAAGAAGCGTCCGTGTAAGGGCATCAAAGGGCAGTTTTAGGGATTTACACCCAAGGAAGCGCAACTCCTTTTACATCGGTCGTCTTTCACCTGAAAAGCCGTTTGCCTTCTGTTACTACATTTGACCGTGTATATCTGCAAAATCCGGGCCGCAACCCACCAGAATTATTGGCATTGTTATTGTTGTTGTTGCCATCCGTCCAGACAATAACGAAATTATTGTTGTTATTGTAATTAGGGGAACGAAGGCCCCACCACACCGCCAGAGGACACATTAACAGTCACGCACCTAATAGGAAATCATTTCTGCTTTGCTGTTACATTTTTGATTGCCCCTTTCAGAAGTTCGTTTTCTTTGTCGATCAGTTCACCCAAGTTTTGGGCCATCTTATCCAGCTTTTCCATTGCATCCTGTGACTTCACCGGGTTCCCCTTGGAAGTGGTAAAGGCCCCTTCCGGGTTCTGGTTCAGAATCAGGTAAACATGGGTCAAGCGAACATCCAGCGCCATCAGGGAAGCCCGTGCTTCAAGAAGATGGGCCTTCCTCATTTCAATGCGCTGGTTGTCCGAAGGAAAGATACTGTTGGCCTTCTCCGCATGGTCGATGATCTCACCGGCCAGCTTTGCCACCGGCTCCGCAATCAACCGGGAATACCGGGCTGAAAGACGGGTTAGGAAGTTCAGGGTTTCAACATAAATCTGATTGGCCGTGTTGATGAACTCGGCCTTGCTTGTGGTTCTCTTTTGCTTCAGGACAGACATTTTCAGTTATACCCCTTTGGGTGAATTATCGACATTGATCGTTCCTTCCGCCTTTTCCACTTCTTCCAAGTGTTTCAGAAGAACAAATTCAATGTAATTGGTAATGGATCGGTGTTCACGGGTTGCAAGCGCCCCGATCTTGTCAAAGACTTCATCAGATAGGCGCAAGGTGAAAACACGCTTGTTTGTTGCCAT